TTGGCTTGAGTTCAATGATGCCCGAGGAAGAAGGCCCCGGCATTGAGATTGAGATTGAGAATCCCGAGGGTGTAAGGATCGGGTTAGATGGCATGGAGATTGACTTGATGCCCGAGACCGGCGAAGAAGATTTTGATGCAAACCTTGCAGAAGAAATGGACGACGGTGCTCTGCAGAAAATTGCGAGTGATCTGATTGAGATGGTTGACGCTGACATTGCCAGTCGCAAAGATTGGACAGAGATGTACGTCAAGGGACTAGATGTTTTGGGGATGAGATATGAGGAAAGAACGGAACCTTGGCTCGGTGCTTGTGGCGTATTTTCAACCGTTCTTACTGAGGCCGCCGTGCGTTTCCAGAGCGAAACTATCATTGAAACGTTCCCTGCTCAAGGCCCAGTCAAGACGGAGATCATCGGGGCTATTGACAAACTTAAGGAAGAGGCAGCGGAGCGTGTAAGAGATGACATGAACTATCAGCTTACTGAGGTGATGCAGGAGTATCGCCCAGAGCATGAGCGCATGTTGTACAACTTAGGTCTTGCAGGCGCGGCCTTTAAGAAAGTTTATTTTGACCCCGGCCTAAATCGTCAGGTGTCAATGTTCATACCTGCTGAAGACATCATCATTCCATATGGTGCGTCTAGTGCGAACACGGCAGAGAGACTTACGCACATCATGCGTAAGACTAAGAATGAGTTGAAGAAGCTGCAGGTCAATGGCTTTTATGTTGATGAAGATTTAGGTGAGCCACAAAACATTCACACTGATGTAGAAAAGAAAAAAGCTGATGAGCAAGGCTACTCGCTCACAGATGATGATCGCTATCAGATCTTAGAAGTTCACGTTGACTACGACCTGCCCGGTTACGAGGATGAGGATGAGATTGCTCTTCCTTATGTGATCACAATCGACCGCGGTACAACTAAGGTGTTGGCTATCCGTCGCAACTGGGAAGAAGATGATCCACAGAAACTAAAGCGTCAGCACTTTGTGCAGTACACATATGTGCCCGGCTTCGGTGCTTATGGTTTAGGTTTAATCCACCTGATTGGTGGCTACGCACGCGCAGGTACATCAATACTGCGTCAGTTGGTTGATGCCGGCACACTGTCTAACTTGCCCGGGGGTCTTAAGACTCGTGGCTTGCGTATTAAAGATGATGACACCCCGATCAACCCCGGTGAGTTCCGCGACATGGACGTGTCCTCTGGGTCAATCCGTGACAACATCATGCCGCTGCCATACAAAGAACCATCACAGGTTCTGGCAGGACTCTTAGATAAGATCACAGAAGAAGGCCGTCGCCTTGGCTCAGTAGCTGATATGAAAGTCAGCGACATGAGTGCTAATGCACCCGTGGGTACAACGCTTGCGATCCTTGAGCGTCAGCTTAAAACAATGAGTGCTGTTCAGGCGCGTGTTCACTACAGCATGAAGCAGGAGTTTCAGCTTCTCCGTGACATCATCCGTGACCACACACCAGATGAGTATTCATACGACCCCGCTGAAGGTGATCGCAAAGCTAAGCAAGCTGACTACGACATGGTGTCGGTTATTCCAGTCAGTGATCCCAACAGTGCAACGATGGCGCAGAGGATCATGCAGTATCAAGCTGCGATTCAGTTGGCTCAAGGCGCTCCTCAGATCTACAACTTACCTCAGTTGCATCGCCAGATGTTAGAAGTGCTTGGCATCAAGAACGCTGACAAGTTAGTGCCGGTTGATGATGACATGACACCGCGTGATCCTGTCTCGGAGAACATGTCGTTCCTCGTGGGCAAACCTACGAAGGCGTTTATTCACCAAGATCACGATGCACACATTGCTGTGCATACAAGTATGTTGCAGGATCCCGTCGTGATGGGTCAGTTGGGTCAGAACCCGATGGCTCAACAGATTCAGGGCGCGATCATGGCTCACGTTGCCGAGCACTTAGCGTTCCAGTACCGTCAGAAAATTCAAGAGCAGTTGGGAGCCACACTACCCGCACCCGATGCCGCGCTTGATAACGAGGCAGAAGTGCAGATCTCTAAACTTGTTGCACAAGCTGCGACTCAGTTGCTTCAGATGGACAAGGCCAAGGTTGCACAGCAGCAAGCGATGGCACAAGCGCAAGATCCGATCATTCAGATGCAACAGGCTGAACTTCAGATCAAGCAGTTGGATGCACAGACAAAAGCGCAGAAGGTGCAGGGTGAGTTGGCTCTTAAACAGCAGGAGTTGCAGCTTAAAGCGCAAGAGATGGCGGCTCGTCAAGGTGAGAGTCCAGAGATGCTTGCAGCTAAACAACAGCAAGAGATGGCAGCGGCTCAGCAAGCTCAGCAGTTACAGACTCAGCAGCAGATGCTGAAGATGCAGCAGCAAGAGATGGCCCACCGTCAGAAGCTCACGCATAACGAACGACAAACACAGCAGAAGCTAACTCATGCTGAACGTCAAGCCCAGCAGCGAGCCAAGGTTGCTGAGATGCAAGCTGAGATGCAAGCAAAACAAATGGCTAACAAACCGAAAGGCGAGTGATGGATCCGAAAATATTTGAAATTTTGAACGATAAATTTGATCAAGAAATTTGTTCTCAAGAAGAAATTTTGTGTGATGGTAGTGCCAAATCCTACGATCACTACAGAGAACTGTGCGGCGTTATTCGGGGTCTACGTATCGCACAGTATGAACTTAAAGACCTTGCTCGCAAGTTAAAGGATACTGATGACTGAATTTGATGTAAGCGCGGTAGATCTTTCCGGAGTGCTAAATTCCTCCGCGGAAGAGAAAGCCAAGCAAGTGCCTGATCCGGCAACTTACCATATTCTTTGTATGCTCCCAAAAGCAGAAGAAGAATTTAGTGAGACTGGGATCTTAAAATCGGCTACTGCCATGTACCACGAGGAGCTACTTTCCCCCGTGTTATTCGTAGCTAAGATAGGGCCTGACGCTTTCAGAGACACAGCTAGATTCCCATCTGGCCCATCATGCAAAGTGGGGGACTTTGTGTTAGTACGTCCTAACACGGGAACCCGCATGAAGATTCATGGCACTGAGTGGAGGCTCATTAATGATGACTCTATTCAGGCTGTTGTGCAAGACCCTCGTGGTATCCAACGCCCTAACTAAGGAGTGAATCATGGCAGATACGGAAAAAACTGAGTTTGAGTTTCCTGATGAGGCTGAAGAAAAGTCTCGAAAAGGCAGCAAGGTTGTAGAGCCGGAGGCTGATAGCGAGCCGGAGATAGAAATTGTTGACGACACACCTGAAGCAGATCGCAATCAGGAACCCACTGTAGAACCTCCTCCTAGAGAAGTTACAGATGAAGAGTTGTCAAAATACGACGAAAGCGTACAGAAGCGTATTAAGCGTTTCTCTAAGTTTTATCACGAAGAAAGACGCTTAAAAGAGGCGGCTGAACGTGAGAAAGAAGAAGCTATTCGCCTAGCGCAAACTGTCTGGGAAGAGAACAAGAAGCTTAAGGGCTCTGTTAATCAAGGCCAGACGGCACTCTTAGAACAGGCCAAACGGGTTGTTCAGGGAGAGCTTGATGATGCGAAGCGTCAATACAAGGCGGCCTACGAGTCAGGGGATACCGATGCTCTAGTGGATGCTCAAGAAGCACTCACTTCGGCAAAGATCAAAGCTGACCGTGTAAATAATTTTAGGCCAACCCCTTTACAGGAAGAAGAAACTCCTGTACAAATCACACAACAGCCTACCAGAGCTGCTCCAGTTGATGAAAAACTATCGGCGTGGCAAGACCGCAACCAATGGTTTGGAAGCAATAAAAGGATGACAGCGTATGCCCTCGGGTTACACGAGGACTTGGTAAGTGAAGGAATACCTAGTGGCAGTGACGAATACTATAGACGTATAGACACTGACATGAAGGAAAGGTTTGCCGACCAGTTTGGAGTCGATGAACCCGCTGATGCCCCTAAATCTCAGCGCATGAAATCCAACGTAGTTGCACCTGCAACGCGAAGCACTGCCCCTAAGAAAATCGTGCTTTCGCAAACACAGGTCAATCTTGCCAAACGGCTTGGAGTTCCATTGGAAGTCTATGCTCGTGAGGTAGCAAAGGAAATGAGGAAATAAAATGGAAAAAGCACCACGTCAAATTCGTGACTTGAGTACCCGCGAAAATGCAGAGCGTCCAAAACAATGGATGCCACCTAAACTCTTGCCCGATCCCACTCCGGAGGAAGGTTACGCATTTCGTTGGATTCGTATCGCATCTCTTGGGAAAGATGATGGAACGAACTATTCTTCAAAACTTGCCGAGGGCTGGGAACCTGTTAAAGCTTCCGATCACCCCGAGATCCGTCTGTTTGCTTCTTCTCAGAACAAGTTCCCAGACAGTATTGAGGTAGGTGGATTATTGCTCTGCAAAACCCCAGTAGAGTTTACACATCAGCGTAATGCGTATTATCGCAATCAAGCGGAATCGCAGATGCAGTCTGTAGACAATACTTACATGCGCGAGAATGATCCGAGGATGCCTATGTTCAAAGAACGTAAGTCCACGGTCACTTTCGGAAAAGGTATTTAATTTTTTTTGGAGACTTAAATGTCAATGACCAATACCCCCTATGGCCTACGAGCCATTAACCGTAACGACGGCATGCCCTATGCTGGCGCTACGAGTCAGTTCTTGATTAACCCAACTAGCGGCGCTGGTACTAACTTGTTCTTTGGACAAGTAGTTATCATTGACGCAGACGGTTATATCGCTTTGTCTACCGCTACCGGCGCAGACTTGACTACCAATAACCTTGGTGGTTCTAGTTTGGGTGCTTGGGGCGTTTTTGTTGGTGCATCCTACATCAACGCACAAGGTCAGCAGATTTACGGTCAGTACTACCCCTCCGGCACAACCGGCGTGGTGACTGCATACGTTATCACTGACCCTAACGTGACATTCCAAGCTCAATTGGATGGTCAAGTTACTCAAGCCGCTCTTGGCGCAAACACTTTCTTCTCCGCAGTTCAGTCTACTTCTACAGGTAACACCCGTACAGGTAACTCTACCAGCGCTTTGGAAAGCACAGTAGTTACTACTGCCGCTGCGTTCAAGATTATCGGTTTCGCTTCTCCATTGACCGACACATACACGGAAGTGTTCGTGAAGTTCAATCCCGGCGCTTCCGCTTTCACTAACGCCGTTGGCATCTAAGGAGCTAAATCATGGCTATTTCACGCGCACAACTGCTCAAAGAATTACTCCCCGGCTTGAACGCTTTGTT